ACACTTGGAGCCATAGTTGTGATAGTGTATTCTAATCGATATGGACTTAAAGAAGTTTCTCTTGATTCTACCGAAATAATTTTCAAGAAACGATCTCTAACATCTCCTGATTTTTTAGCTTTAATGTAATGATTTACTTTAATGTACTCATCAATTAATGATTTATTGCTAACATTGGCAGTATTAATTCCAAGTATCAGCTTATTAGGTTGTAAAATTGTAAAGTCGCTAAAGAAATTAGTATCAGCTAGGTTAAATGACTGCTTAAAATCATCTCCAGAAGAGATTTTAATTTTAACATAATCATTTCCACTAAATGTATAGAAATTAACGTCCTGCTGATTCAATAAAGTGATATCTTGATATATAAATACTTTTACATAATTTAAAGTATTTGATCCTACGGTAATACTAAATCCATCCTGATATTTAACATAATAATTTAAAGTACCGTCAGATACAACGTCTCCGGTTTTAGTAAATCCATCGTAGTATGATTTGTATAGCTTGCTTCCTTGCATTGCAATTAAATAACTATCACCTACTGCTGGGTTAACTAAATAAAGATCTCCAATTGCAGGAGGAAGAGTTGAAATAAATGCAGATTCCGCAATAGACTGATTGATTTCAAAAATCAATTCAGCGTCAGCCGGTTTTGAATAGCTAAGAATGTCGATTAAAGGAGTGGCATCAGCTGTAGATCCATTAGTATCAAATCCTCCGTTATCTGCGGTGTATACATTTCCAGAATTTAATTCGTCGAATCCGTATCCTACTAAATCAATTCTATGAGTGTCAACTTCCTGATCGTTAAAAGAATTGTTAGACAAATCGATAAGATCTAATTTCTTATCATCGATTGAGCAAATAACCCCAGTCTGAGGAAATAATCTGTTTATTAGCCTGTCTATCGAAATAGTTGTTCCGGTTTGATCTATAAAATTAGGGATTAAACATCCTACTAATCTACCAATAACCTTAATTTCTCTTAAAGCTAAAAATTCACTTATTCGTGCTTCAATTAAACCAGATTCATTGAAATATGTTTTATAAATCGGATCTTTAGATAATTTAATATAATTGGTCCAATCGCCGCTTACCATGATAGTTTCAACCATGTAATCTGAAATAAAATCATCAGGATGTACACACGTAGGGAATTCAATGTCTTCTCCAAATCCACTATACCATTCTTTAGCAGTAATATCAAATCCAGTAACAGCTGCCCTCTTTGTCCAAATTGTAATATTCGATTTACCCGCGTTTACAAAAGATAATATTTTATTAGAATCTATCGAAACATTTCCAAATCCTCCAGGATTAGTTATAAAGTCATCACCTAAGGCAAGGTTTTTAGTTCTATTTAATTGATCCGAACTTGCAACCCATAATTTTCTCTTATTAAAAAAGTCAATTAGAGGATTTTGTACTGGATTAGAATCGGAATTATTAGATGAAGATTCGGTATTAAATGTCGTAAAATAAACCTGATCTTTATTTAATAACTTGTCGTCTTCATTATCAATTGGTAGAATATTTAATGCAAATACCGGTCCTTCTCTAAGAGCTACTTCAATAGATCTATGAAAAAAGCTTCCACCTTTTTCTAATTTTGAGTCGATCTCTCCAAACACTGCCTTTAGTGTTCTAAGATCGTTAATTAATACTATTGTATTAAACGGTCCAACTCTGCTTGATCCTACAATCAATCTACCCGTTGATAACGGTAAAGCTACGTTTTCGCTTTGATCAATCTCAACAGTGTACACACCGCTGGATTTAAAATTATTCAAATTGATCCTTCTTTCGGCCATTTCTCTAAAAATATTTTTTATTATTTATTCATGCCCACACTAAATAAATCTAAAAAATGGTCAAAATCAAAATCCAATTTAATTTATATAGTATAAGATTTAAAAAATAATATGGCAAATACTGATAATCAATGTTCTGATCTTAAAATACAAGATCTTTATTCAGAATCTAAAGACACGTTAGGAGACATTATGAATCTCCAAAAGGACACTCAGTTGAATATATACGGATACGACTTTTCTAAAATGTCTCTTCGTGAAATTATGTTTTTCTGGCATGCAAATACTCATGCTCTTATTGATGAAATTCATGAAGCAACCGACGCTCTTGGTGGAATCAAGGACGGAAGTGGCAATGCGATCTGGAAGTACTGGAAGAGTGACTATTCAAAATACCAAAATATGAAATTCTCGGATCTATCTGAATCAGACCAGTTAGAATGTAAGTTTGAAATCATCGACATTCTTCATTTCTTTTTAAATATGGCTACTTCAATTGGCATGACTCCACAAGAAATGTTTAACATGTACATGAGTAAGAATCAGGAGAACCGGGATCGTCAAGCTAGAGGATACTAAAATAACAAATAAATATGGAAAATCAAAATGGCCAATTTAACGTCAACGTAAATCTTAAAGATGCAGAGGACATTAAATGCGAACAGTGTGAATCTCTTGTTTTTGAAGAGAAAATCATGATTAAAAAAATAAGTAAATTCCTGACCGGATCAGATCGAGATAGTATTTCTCCTATTCCAGTTATTGCATGTGCTAAATGTGGTAATATTAACGATATGTTTAAACCTAAACTATGATAATAGGAGTTGAAGCTGTTGATAATGAGTTAATGATTTCTTATTTTAATGAAAAAGGAAAAATATCCTTTATCAAAAAGAAACTAATTGATCATGAATTGTTTAATTGGGTTGAAAGTGATAAGCCGAGTTTACATAGAAACTGGGACGGAAAATACGTTAAAAAAGCAAAGTCCGATGCTAAGTGGCTTACTCGAACTAGATTAGAGGAATTGATCATTGAAAAGCTAACTCCAGAAGAAAAAGAACTAATCTATTCATTCGATAACACCCCTAAGAAAGAATATCTAGATATCGAGATCAAGCTTACTGATTCCACCTTTCCAGATCCTGGAAAAGTAGCAATGCCAGTCGGAATGATTTCTTTTTGTAATGAGGAAGGAGTAAATTATGTCCTGTCTATCATGGATTCAAACGATCACCCTAATGGTCTTTCACAAGAAGAAGTTAAGAAGATGGAGTTGGACATCAAAGACTATTTTCAAAACATAATTCCTCATGAAGAAAAGGATAGAAAACTCTTTAATCAAGATTTTAAAATAAAATACATGCAGTTTAAGACCGAAAGGGAACTTCTTGAATTTTATTTTCATAAAATAGCTCCAAAGCAATCAATGATATCGGGTTGGAATGTAATAGATTTTGACTGGAGATATTTAATGAATAGATCCTCAAAAATAGGAGTTGATCCCTTTTTAAACATGCCTTCAAGGAAAACCTTTTCTAAGAAGCATAAATTGATGACCCATTTAGGTTTGATAGATTACATGCAAGTCTTTCAAGATCCAGGTTTTAAGCCGTATAAAGTCGTAGAAAATTATACACTTGATTACATTTCTAAATTGGCCCTAAACGCAACTAAATTAAAGCATCCTTATAAAAACATGCTAGAATTTCAAAAAGACGTTTATCTTTTCACAATGTATAACGTAATAGATAATATTCTAGTTAAACTTTTAGAAGATAAATTAGGTCTTTTAGATGTTGCCTTTTCTCTTGCCAATGTCGCTCAAATAGAAGTGAATAAAATATTTAGTCCAGTTCATATAACCGAGGTTTTAATGTGTAGAGAATTTCTAAATCATAATCTTAAAATGTTAAAGAAACCTTGGGACGGTGAAGCTGACGACTCAAACGAAACTTATGAAGGTGCATACGTAATGCCACCGGTTCCAGGCTATTATCAGTACATAACTTGTTACGATTTTAAATCAATGTACCCTAACATTCAAATGCAATTCAATATTTCTCCCGATTCATATCTTGGAAAAATAGAAAAAGTAAAATTAAAAGGAGGAGAGATTGTTACTAAGAATCAAACAATATTTAGAAGTGATAAAGATTCAGTGGCCCGAACTATTCTTAATAGATTATATAACGCAAGGATCGAAGCACAGGACGAGATTAAACAATTAAAATATAAATAGTCTTTGATGTTTCAATTCATAAAAAAATGGTTTAATAAAAAAAATAAAAAAGATATGATAACCGAAGAACAAATTATTAATTATAAACAGAACTTCACAGGTCAAACCTTTCAATGGGTTAAGCCTGATGACTCTAAACTTTTAGGTAAAGTTGTAAAATGTAGAGACATCGATGTATACGGAGGAAGAGTGATGGCAATATTTGATAACGGATCAAAAGTTGACATTCGGGATCTAAATCGAAAACTATTTATGGTCCACGGAGACATGCCTCCTCTAACTATACAAGAAATAGAATCGATCTATCCTTCACAAAAACCTTCTACCCCTCCTCCGGTTCAGCCTAAAGTTCACGTAGAGTCTAACTCAAATTATAATTCAGATAACGCTTCACAATCTTCTTCGTCTTCTTCTAGATCTAATCCATTTGAGATGTTTAATTCCGACGCATATGAATTGCTTTTAAAATTAAACATTAAATTACCAAATCAAGATCTTTTAAAATTAATGTACACTAATGCTAAAGACAAGGAAGATTTTCTAACTGAGCTATCTGAGCATGTAATGAGTATGATAAATAAAAATATAGTTCATGAGTCTCTAAGACAGATTCTTGATCCGGGATCGAAGGCTCCTAAAACAGGTCAGCCTAAAAAGAGTAGTGGAACTGAAATAAAATTAACTGAAGTAAATGATTAATAGGAAGTTTGAAAATAAAGAGGAGTATCAAGATGGAAAGTATAAATTTTTCACTATTTCAAATGGAGAAAAAAATTACAGAAGAGTCTTATGCGAAACTGAAGGCATCTGTTTGATTCCATTCGATATTAATGATGCAAATAACATTAAAAATGTCTATCTTGCAAGATACACCGATTATCTAAATGGAGAAGAAGGGCATTGCTGTCTTACGTGTGAATCTGTTCCTAATCATGATTCAGATTTTGAAGAGATAAGTGAGTTTATAAACTCAGAACTTGGAATTAATCCGGAAATCAACGATGTCTACTTTTTAGGTAGAATACAGCATCAGCTTCCATTTTCTAAAACATACAAATGCTATGCAATAGATTTGACTCAATATTCAAAAGATCCTACTGGATTTAAAATAGATATGCCCGACGAAGAATCTAAAAATAGAACGTATTCTCTAGATAAAGTAAACTTTAATAGAATATTTAAAGGTGATGTTGAGGATTCTCTATGCCTATCAGCTTCGATGCTGTTAATTTCTTATATCAATTAAGAAACTTACTTAAATTTATCGGTAAAAAAATAAAAAACAATATGTCAGATACTAAAGACTTGATTTCTGCGTTCAATCGCTTCAATGATTTGTTAGAAAAGAAAACAAAATCACACGTTAAACTTAAAGGATTTTCAGATATTGATGATTTCATTCCTACTGGAAATTATATGCTAAATGCCCTGATGTCAGGATCCTTATTTGGGGGATATCCTAATACTCGAAGTTTAGGAATAGCCGGAGATTCAGGCACCGGTAAAACATTCTTATGCATGAACGCAGTCAGAGAAGCTCAGCATAAAGGCTATGTAGTTTTCTATATAGATACAGAAGGAGCCTTAGACACCGAGGACTTTGAAAAATTTGGAGTAGATCATAAGATGTTAAAATATGTTCGACTTGGATTAATTTCAGAAGTTAAATTTTTCATGAATGATTTAATAAAAACAGCTGAAGACAATGAAGGCCTTAAAATAATGGTGATCGTAGACTCAGTAGGTATGCTAGAAACCGATAAAGAAGTTGCAGACATCGATAAAGGTAAAAACGCAAATGATATGGGTCTTAGAGCTAAAGAACTTAGAACTCTATTCAAATCCTTTACTTTAGATATGTCTAATCTTAAGATTCCTCTTCTTTTTACGAATCATACTTATGCTGGAACTGACATGTATTCAGGTAAGAGTATGAGCGGTGGAGGTGGACCATTGTATGCAGCTAGCGTTATTTTGATGCTAAGCAAGAGTGCACTTAAGGACGAAACAACTAACACTAAAACCGGTGTTATCTGCCGAGCTAAAACCGATAAAAACCGATTAGCTAAGCCTGACGATATTGAAATACACATTTCATTTCATAAAGGGATGAACAGATACGTAGGTCTTCATAAGCTTCCATTTAATTTTGATAATTGTGGAGTAGGTCGAGGCAACAAATTTACTGAAAAAGAGTATAATAAAATGAAACCTGCCGAACAAGCCCAGTGCACTGAGTTTGAAATAGGAGGAGAAAAATTCTATTTTATTGCTAAAGAAACCGCTAGAAATTATATCTTAAAGCATACTGGAGAAGCTATTCCACTTAGAGAATTATTTTCTGAAAAGGTTTGGACTCCTGAAGTTTTAAAAGAATTAGACGAAAACGTGGTTAAGCCTAAGTTTAAATATAGTACGATTCAAGATGTGTTACAGGAAGAAACCGAAGACTTTGAAAATTTAGAGGATGATAGCCTATAATAAGAACCTGCCAATTAAGTATATATTGAATCTTCATTTAACTTCTAATTTTTTAAATGAAGATTCAATTGGATTTGAATTAACTCGATATACTATTGAAAATAATTCAGATCCTTTAAAAATAGATCTAGACAATCTAAAATTTACTTCTAAAACCCTGAAATATATTTTTGGAGACAGATTAAAGTCTGAAAACTTTAAAGAATTCATGGTAGAATCAATTAAATCCCTAATTAAACAAGAATTAATTAAACCAAATGGATCTTCGATGTATATAACAAATAGATTACTTAATAAATTTTATTCAATTAGCGAATGATAGATTTCACAGAAAATATAGATTCTCTTGAGTCAATGGTTTGGAATTTTATTCTCAATTCAGATAATGATTATAATGAGCTTAGGCCTCAAAACCATGAATCCTTATCTAGAGAGGAGTTAGTAACTTTAATTACTCCAAAATTCTTTAATAACGATCTTAGGTCTGAAACCTATAAATATGCCATCAAGTTCTTTAGAGAATTTGAAAAGATACCGAATAAAAAAGAGCTTTCTAGCTATTTAGAAGTCAATAACTATTTCCTAGAACAGGAAGAGATCGATGATCTTTATATGTTCAGCATTAGAGAATATAATTACAACTATTTATATCAATACGTAAAAGCTTTTATTCTTCTTAGAAATTTAAATATTACGGTGTTTGATATATTGGCCTATTTAAAAACGATATCAATAAATCCTAAAAACGTCGATGAGGTTTCTCAAAAAGTTAGAAATGACATAAACAGCAAGCTATCAATAGATTTTAACAATAAAACTGCTGGCTTAAACTTCTTTGATCCTAAGTCCCATATTCAAATAGCTAAAAGTGGAACCCCTAGCGGATTTCCATTTATTAATAAAGTATTAGGAGGAGGATGGAATGCTAAAACCTTGGTTGTGTTTCAAGGTCGCCCTAAAGTCGGAAAATCAATGGTTCTAGGAAATATTGCAGCTCGATCGTTTTTATCAGGTAACAATACTGGTTTGGTAACCGTAGAATTAGCTGATCGTAGTTATATGAAGAGAATAGGATCCAATATTCTAGGAATAGACGGTGATACCTATTCTAATATAACTGACGCCGAGTCTTCTAAATTAATCTCTGATAAATTATCTGAATTGCAGCAATCTGGAAAAGAATTAGGATATCTAGAAATAGTAGAATTTGCAACAGGCGGAGCTACTGCGATCGATATCGAAAATTATTTTCTAAGATTGGAAAGCCAGCTTAATAAAAAATTTAAAATCATCGTCGTTGACTATCTAAATCTTCTAAGACCTATTAAGGATCAAAGCGGACTGTATGAAAAAATCAAATCAATCAGTGAGGAATTAAGAGGAGTTGCAATGAGAAATGAATGGTGCATAATTAGCGCTACTCAAATTAGAAGAGAAGATGTTGACAATTTTGATCTTGGAATGGAGTCAGTAGCTGAATCTTTTGGATTAATTCACACTGTTGATTCTCTATTTGGCCTAATGAGAAGCCCTCTTGAATCCAGAATGAAAATAAAGGTAATTGCCAACCGAGATAATGGATTTGAAGAGAGTTATAAATTCTATGCTATGGAAAAATCTTATTTTAGATTAACCGAAGAGATTGGAATGAATAGCGAATATTATAGTGATGATGACAATACTTCTCAATTGCAAGATCAAGTAAGAGAAGAATATACCAATATTTCAGAATCTAGCCAGGCTGCAACTGCCAGCATGCCAGACGATGAATACGACGAATTATTTAATTCGATTTAAAATAATAATTTAAAATGTTTGAAGATGAAGAAAGAATAGATGATTTTTTTGAGGAAGAAACAGATCCTTTAGAAGATGAAGAAGTAGAAGAGACTGACGATTCTCCAGTAAGAGAAGACAAAATATTCAATAACCGATATAAATTTGGAGAAGGAATAAGAGACGAAGACGATATTGAAAGATCTAGTAAGATAAATATAAATTCCAATTACTCAGATGTGTATTTAAAGGACATATATGAATATGAAGAGTCGCTAGATTATAACATTGGAGTTGGAAAGGTCTTCGAATTTATTGAAACTGATCCCGAATTAAAAAGTCTGCTGTATAAATTAGACAAGGAATCAAAAATAAAGCTCTCTAAAGATGAAATAAATTGGTGCTTTAATCGGATTCTAAACAATATAGATGGAGTAGAAGAAAAAGAAAGTTTTTATAGTCCAATTTATGTTTTAGAGGCAATTTCTTCTATCTTAAATATCAACTCTGGCGATCCAGTAAAAGATTACAGAAAAATATTTGATTGCTTAGAGGTAGAAATTCAGGAAGAACTAATTCTTGAGTTAAATAAAAAATATAATTTTCTAGATAATAAAATTAATAAAAAAAGAATACACTAATGGCTTGGATTAAAATTACCCACTTAGCTGGAACATCTAATATAAATTTAGATAACGTCTCCAATTTTGAATCATATAGCACTGATTCCATAAGATTTTATGGAGTTGATCTGATAGGATTTAATCAGCTAACCTTCTCAACTGTCGTAGAAAGAGATGAAATCATCTTTAAATTAAAAAATTATTTAAACATACCTAATATCGAAGATTTAGTATATGCATAACATTAGAAATATTTACCTGTTAGGTGATCTTCATTTTGGAATAAAGAATAGTTCGACTGAATGGTTTGAAATTCAAAAATCTTTTCTATTGGACTGGTTCTTTAAGAAGATAGACGAAGACGGATTTGATCCTGAGCAGGACATCTTAATTCAGGCAGGAGATTGGAATCATACTCGAGAATTTACTAATGTTAGAATTCAAAATGAATCGCTTGAAATATTTAAAATTCTTTCTGCTAAATTTAAGAGAGGAATACACATAATTCTAGGCAATCATGATGTTTACTATAAAGACCGAAACGATATACACTCTCTAAAAGGCATTGATACTATTTTTACTAATATTAAAATAT